GCATAACCTTGAGGTGCAAAATTATCGTTTGCAGTTAGTTTAATTGGACTATTAGGCATCCATCCCACAGTTCTACTCTTACCTATCCCCATCAGTCGATCCTATTTCGCCCCCATCATAAGCACATCACCAACTAACAAATCATGTGTTTATGGTGGAGGCGGCCGGTACTGCCCCGGCGTCCTGTCTAGTATTCGGTTTGTATCAACAAACTGTATTTTATTTATACCACAGTGACATTTGAATGTCAAGTAGCAATTTCAGTTTTCTTTCCCCCCAATGAAACTTTTCCAGTTCCAGCACCTAAAATACAAGCTTGGGTTGGCCCTGTAAATTCTAACAATGTCCATGTTTCTGTTTTTGGATTCATTGCAACAACAAATCTTGATGGAGATTGAACTCCGTTTGGTAGTGCAGTAGAACCCTCAAAAACAATTGCTGGTGTTTCTCCATATTTTTTCATTAGTTCAACAATCTCTTCTGGTGTCGAACATTGAATTGGTTTTGATGCCCAATATGTTAGTGGTGGTTTTTGTTGTTCTGGAAGTTCCTGTGAAAGATCTTGAGCAAATCCACTAAGCGGTAGCAGTAGCAACGCTACTGTCATCATTAGTTTCTTCATTTTCTTTTTCCCATTGTGAGGTGAAGTCATCAATGGTTTCTACAAGAAGAGGCAAGTAATCATGCTTCTCTTTGATGAACTCTTGAACGGCTCCATCTTCTGTTACAACAAGAATCACAATCTGATTGATTTCGATTCCTGTCCGTTCTTCAAACATCTCTGCATATGCAGAGGCTTGAATGTAATACTCAAGATTATAATCATCTTGTCTTTCAGAACGAGAAGTCTTGAAGTCGATAATAGATGGAATACCGTTATATTCTGCAATACAGTCTACACGACCAGCAACACGATATTTCTCACTCCATAGTCCACATTCTTGAGCGTATATATTATTTATGCGACTTTGAAGTGTTGGTTTTAGTTGTGAGAACAAACACCAAGGCAAGAAATCTCTTCCTTCTTTTGTTACTTCAACATTGTTTAGAAAATCTTCACACATATGGTGAACAGCAGTTCCACGAGAGGCCGCAGTTCGCATGATATGATTGGCAACATCGTTACCAACTCTTTCACGCCACTCTTGCAATCCCTTTTGTTTTGCTTTACGAACACCCAATACGGTTGTAATGGATGGATACAGGCCTGTAGGCGTCACATAGAAACGCTTACGATTTACTGTCTTAGTAGATACTTCTGGAATATCTACATGGTTGTGTATAAACATAATTTAATCCTCGCATTTTTAACATATTATATTCAATTTACTAGGTAAAGTCAAGACTTTTTTGGAGAACCTCTCCAAACTTCTCTTGCTGGAACACGAATGAACCTTTTATTCGTTTCGTTTTTATTTGGGTTGGGAACAGTCAACATAACATTCTTACCCCTAAGAAATGCAGCAAGTTGGTTGTCTAACCTAGCACTACTCTGCATATATTCTCTACGCATTGCCTTTACAGTAGAACGAGCAACACTGTCTCTTTCACCCTTTGAAACTTGATGGGCTCTTTGTTTCTTTTTACCCATTATCTGTATTCCCTTCTGTTTTAATTTTACTGATAAGGTATTCCTTCACCATACCAGAACGAACAATATCACCTAGTGTAAATTCGATTGTAGAGAATGATTGCATACCTCTTAGAATTTTCATAAAGTGTTTGATGCCCTCTCTTTCTACATTCTTCTGCAAATCTGATTGAAAGAAGTCACCACAGAACATAATCTTTGAATCCATACCAACACGAGTAATGATTGTGTCGAGTTCATGGAAGTTTAGATTCTGTGCCTCATCTACAATGATGATTGCGTTGTCAAGTGTAATACCACGCAAGAATGAAGTTGTAAGAAACATCAACGAGCCTTGATTCTTTAGTCTGTCATATAGAATATTAAACGCTTGTTCGTTTGGTTGTTCAAACATAAACTTTACCATGTTCTGATAAGGAACTTGGAATAGTGCTGTCTTATCTTCCTCATCGCCTGGCAAGAACCCAATCTCACGAGTTGGAACTGCACTACGAACAATGTAGACACAATCATACTTTGTTTCGTTTCTCAATACTTCTTGTAATGCGAGATAAAGAGTAATAAAGGTTTTACCAGTTCCAGCAGCACCATACAAGAAAAGGTTCTTGTTTGCTTTATAATCTTGGAACGCTTTCTTTTGGTTATCTGTTACTGCACTAACTGATACCATTTGGTCAATTCTAATATCTTTTGCTTTCGCCATTAGTCATTTCTCCATCTTGAACGATGTTTATTTACAACCTCTGCTGTTTTAATTTGTTTTGCAGTTCGCTTACCATATCTATCTGCAAGTGGACTGTCTGGATGTGCTTCAGCTGCTTTGGATAATACCTCTTTCCAACCATCGTCTGTTCTTCCATCAAGTGTTCCTGTTGTTGAAACAATTCCGAATGTAGTTGGAACTTGTTGAATGTGTGGGTTCTTTTCTAGTGCTTCGTATTTTGCTGTATTTGATGTGAAGAATTCATCCCACTCTTCACCTGTTTCGGTGTTTCTAAATTTAAATGTTGGCATAATCTATTCCATAATGTTTTGATGAGGTCTACCAGTTTTATCTTCTGCTGTTAGCTCCTTTAATCTATTTAGGACACCATAATAGGCTTCTGTTAATTCCTTCATATCTTGTTTAAGAGTTTTATTTTCTTGTTGTAACTGTCCAATTTTTGCCCTCAGTTCAGGCAACTCGTAATTCAGATTGTCCATACCAATACGGCGCTCCTCTTTTAGTCCATTTTGCAAGATGCTGTTTATACTTTATATAGTATTCGTGATACGATTTTATTGAAGATTCGTATTTCACATCATCAGGCATTGCTGGAAATGGTTCACAAAAACCTAGTTCATACATTTGATGTGGTGTTTCGGATAGGACACCTTCCAGTTTACGAAAACTCTCATGTGGTACATTCTTGTTGTAACGATACATAAACTCTCTATTCAACTCTGTCCACATATTATACAACCAAATATAATTCTGTTTTGATTTTCGTGTCCAAATACCACTAGGATGTTTTACATGAGAAGCCTTGTAAAGAGTTGTTTCCATAACAGGATCGGGATGTAACCATCGTTTAATTTTACGTCCGTTTTTAGTTTGACCGTAATACTCAGTTCCGTCCAATACACGATGTGCAGTAGACATCAACTGAGCATACTCAATAATCATTTTACTGCAATGACTGTCATTGTGCATTTGAGCACAAGTCTTAGGGTCATTGTTTAGATAAAATATATTCATCAATCCCACCTGTAAAATATGTGATCTTCAATTTCAATAGTCTTGGTTTTTGTTTCTGCCCAAGCTGGACTTACATAGTCTGCATGATAATGTGTTGCACCCTCTGTAATATCCAGTATCTTTATACTACCAGAAACAATGGATTCTGTCAATAGAAGAATATCAACAAAAGTTTCTTCATCTCTAATCTTATCAGATTTACCATCACAATACCAACTAAATTGACAACGATGGCGAACTGGAATCATTTCACCAGTTCCTTTCCATGATGGACGATGCGGCCCCTCTTTTACAACACCACAAATAGTGTCTGGAAATCTAGGATCATTCACACGATTTATAGTGACTGATATAACCGCCATCTGTCCAGCAAGAGGTTGGTTTCGTGCCTCGTGATATACATTCTCTGCGAGACAGTATGATTCCATTCTATGAAATTCATCTCTGTCTCCCTGCGGCATTTCTGCAATAGTTGGAGATGCCACAGAAAGAAAAGAGTATAGAAGTGCTTCTATCATTGAGTAAGAACTTTCAAATTTGCCTCTGACTCTTCTGCATCAGATGTTTTAATTTCATCTACAGAAGTATCCAACTCCTCAAATGCTTTTGTTGTTTTAATCTTGGACAAGAGCATTCTATCTTTACGAAGACGGTTCAAAATGATTTTGTTTGCCTCCTTATCAGAATATTCTAGAAGAACATAGGCACGATATTTAGGGCCATTGGAAATAATCTCTGTCTCAGAAACTTTATAACCAGCAACATCTACATCTGCAATGATGTTCTTTGTTGCCTTTTCAACTTCTGATAATACAGAACTACCAATTTCTTCACTACCAATCTTTGCAACAAAAGACTTGGTCTGAGAACGAACTCGACCATTGATTCTGTCTGCAAGAGTTGTCTTTGCATTCAATACCGCAAGATCAATAGACAACTGTAAATCTGTAGTTGCTGCTGTTCCTGTGGAATAGATTGCAGTTTCACTTTCAGGCATTTTCTTGAACCAATCAGGCATAACCTCAATTTGTTCTTCTACTACCTTTGCTTTATAGACATAAGTTTGAGTGTCTACGATTGAATTTGGTGGAACAGTCATTGCAGTCTCCACCACCTTGTTAGAACTACAAGCACTAAGAAGTGCAACAGCTCCAAGTAATGCGATCTTTTTCATTATTTAATCCCTTCTAAAGTATCAACTAGATCATCACGCATTCCAGAATCGACAAATACATCTGTCAACACTGAACCTATTTGTGGGTAATATGTTATTAAAACAATTCCCAACACAATTCCTATTAAAATTCTCATCATCAATAACAGTCCGTTCCACCAGTTTTCCAATTAGCATAACATTTGCCTCTTTTACTTGCATATGGGTCAAACCCAATTGTTATGCCACCAATAGTAATGTTTCTACTAGACTTTGGTAAGTATACTACACTACTTTGTGAATTGTCAATAACTTTTGTTTCAGTTATTGTTTCTACAGGAATACCTTCTTGAATTACACTTTTCTGCGGCAGATTTTCTACAACTTGCACACTTTTCTGCACATCCGTAGTTGAACAATTCATTTCTGTTTTTGCAGTAAGTATTTCTGGAGACACTTCACCAATAATAGATTTTTTTGCATTAATGGTTGCCTGTTCACAAGCATTGTTCTCACTCATGTCAGGCCCAAAAACATAAGAACCCTCAGTGGGGTAAGTCTGTCCATCAATGGTAACATCCATTGTCATAATACATTTACGAGTGTCATCAACATATGGAAAAACTTTCCTATCTACATTAGAAGTCTTTTCGATTTGTTGTGTCCAATTTGTTTCTACTGTCTTATCATAATCACATGGAACATCTGCAAACGCTGGATGACATCCAACAGACAGCATAGTTAGCATTGTTCCAATTGTTCTAGTTATCATACTCCAACCCACCACTCACTAGGATGCTTGATAGGACAATCATCCAAAGTTTTGGAGATACACTTTTTATACATTGTAGCAGCGAGCTCTGCTGAAGTGCATCCCCCTAAAGACAAAATTACCATCATACTAATAAGGAATCTCATCATCCAGCTCGTAACCAACAAGGTTTTGAGATACGGTTTTATTCCAATCCCAATCAGGCTCCATATCATTGTCACCCTCTAAAACTTCTTCTGCATATTCACCAAAAGAAATTCCAAACTTCTTTTTAGCAGCATCAATAATAAATGCAGGCGACTTCATAAGATTGCCTTCTTTGTCGTAGAAGTCATAAACAAACTCTTCTACATCCATCAACATATCTTTCACTTTACCCATTACACACTCCTTTGTTCAAAAAGATACTCAACCAAATTTTCTACCATCTCATCAACGATAGTGTTTCCAGAAACACCAGCAGCATCTACTGCATTTTGAAATTGACTGATAGTCATTGATTCCACTTCATCAAGAATAGCTTCTTTGACTTGTTCGTTTACTAGATTACTCATATTGGTTCTCCATCAAGTGTTTTAAATCCCATTGGAGCGACTACATATTTTTCAGTACCAACCAATATTTGATCACCAACTGAAGTAGACCTCAAACCGTATCCACTAGAGATATCACCTATAACTGTCACATCATCATTACCATCTTCTGGCATCTTCAATGACCAACTGTCAAAGATGTTTTGTGTCCAACGATATGCATACTCAAGTTTCTCACTTAAAGTCATATCCTCTTTCACGTTTACAAACGCAACGGTTGATGGTGAACCCTCAAACGCTGTGTGAATAACTGCAACTTGTTCCATAGTTTTTTCCTCTTTTCTCATCTTACTTAGTTATGATAACAAATGATTCGCTAATTGTCAAGAACTTTTGTAATATTTGTTGTAAATTATTTTTATTTTATCTAATTCTGGATGTTTGTGTATCCACTGGCCAGTAGAAGGATTGAATTCTGTCTTGAAGAAATTATCCATCTTTTCATTGCCTGTAGACTCATTCACCTTTATTTCTCTACAAAGACTATCAAAGTCTGCATCACTCATAATAGAATCATTTTCCATTTCATATGCATATGCAGCGACTGACAATTTAATTCTATTTCTTATTTCTTGATTAATCATAAAATATCAGCATCCCATACTAACTGAGCAAGTTTGTCTTGCATTCGATAAGCTTCCTTTTCCCAAGGCAAATCGTAGTAATCAGTTTTGGGAGTAATCTTTCTACCCTTCCACTTCTCACCATAACCGTCAATTTCTTTTCGAGCATACTGTTTTACATGAACCATTTCATGGCAAACGGTAGTGACAAAATCTTTAAGAGTAAGATCTTTTGAAACCTCAATAGTAAACTCACGATTGGTGTCTTCCATCATACACCAACCAACTGCATCACCAGTTAGTTTTTTGATTTGAACTTCAATTTCTAGAGTTCTCATACGAGGCATAAGTGCATGAATCATCTCATAGACAACCTTTTCAGCAATTGCTCTCTGAAACTTGTTCCCACCAGTGACTTCAACAATGTTCATAAAAAACCTCTTTCTCATCATTACAAGTATATGCTACTATGTTATTAGAGATCNNAGTCAAGCACTTTTTGCTAAAAAAAGCCCTTGAAAATCAAG